CGGCTCCGGGAAAGCCGGGTTGACCGCGAAAGTCTCCAAAGACATGGCAAAGTTGCTGGGTCAACGCGACATCACGGTCACCACTCGGGCGGAACTTTTGTCGCAGCTGAAACCGATCAATGAGCTGATCAAAGCTTCCGAAGCGACCGGCGCCGGACACGTGGCGCAGTCCTTGAAACAACTCCGGAAAGAACTGGAGGAGGCGGTCAACAAAGGTTCGTCCGCCGCGGCTCGGGAGGCCTTGGAGTTGGCGCGGGAGTACGCGCCGGATTCCGAAGACTTCGTCAGGAAGTTCCTGGATACTCGTTCCGCCCGAGTCGGTCCGGAGGATTTCAAACAACTGAGTTCGATAATGTTGGAGAAACTGGAAGAACGCGCGCCGGGCATGGACTCGTACATCCAACTGTGGAAAGACGTCGCGGTCTCGTACATTCAGGACTCCGGCTCGGTCAAACTTCCGTTCAAAACCTTCGACAAGAAGTCCTGGCATCTGAGCTTCCGCCCGGAAGTCGAACACGAGATTCGTTTCTGGGACCCCAAGTCCAAGAGGTATGTCAAGAACATTTACAAAGGCGAGTCGACCGACCGGGTGGGTCTGAGTTTCGGACAGCGCTTTATGGGTCGAAAAAAAGATCCGGATAAATATCTGGGTAAGGCGTCGACGATCAAAGCCCGGACGGGGTTTGGGGTTTCTTTGACTCACGCCAATGACGCGGCGATTCTCCGGATGATTTACAAAGAGGCCGACGCCGCGGATTTGGACATCTCGTCGGTTCACGACGCCGTGGTCGGCAATCTGGCGGACCTGGGGCCTTTGCGTATGATGGGGCGTCGGGCTTACGCCGAAGCTCGCGACGCGCAAGTGATTCAAGAGACCTTGAAGACCATGCGCGATCGCGGGATGTCGCGAGCCAACTATCAAAGACTCCTGCGAAAAGCGGAAGAGTCGGGACTGTTGGGGGAAGAGTTCACCTCCGACGAGGTCCTGGAACTTAAAGGGCCGGGTTATGACTACTACGGCTGGGGAATTTGATTTAAAGCTCAACGGGAGCTCCTTCGGGGGTTCCCGTTTTTATTTCGAAACGGCGCGCGGTCGTTTTAAAAACGATTCGGGAGGCGGCCGGGAGACGGTTTGGGTTGCGATGAGGGAGCGGCGGCGAAAACGAGTTCTTTTAAAGCGGTTCATTCCGCGGCTTAACGGGTAGTGGGTTGGTTTTTTTCGATGTTATAAGGGGTTTTTTAAAACAGTTGCTTGATTGCAAAGTAGCGTTTGATTTACGCTTAAAGCGGGATGCAAAGAGGTACGGTTTTCTCTTATTTCTATAGATTTTTCGCAAATTTGCAAAACAACAAACAAAAACAAAAAAATGTCATTTTTAGGACTATTTTTCTTCGAAAAACTTTAAAAAGAAAAATAAAAACTGAGAAAAATCACGTATCTGTAATGAAGGAATTCTCCTTCACAGCTCAAAAAGAAAGGAAAGACCATGTTTAAGAAATACGTTGTTTTGGCCGCCGCTTTCACAACAGCGATGGCAAACTCCGTCGAAGCACAAGAATACGCGTTTGTTGATAAAGCCGAGGAGGAATGCTCTCGGGAAGACGTCGGCAAAGGAATGCTGATCGGCGCAGGAATCGGCGCCGTGGCCGGCACAAGTCTGGCTGTACGTTACTCCGCTCGGACCACTTTGGTTTACGCGGGGCGGACTCAAACCGGTCAACGAGTCACCACCTATTCCAAGGAAGTCTTTGACGAGGCCGCTCAACGAGGCGGTGTTCTCCTCGAAAAGAAACTTCCCGGCACCGTCAACTCAGTCGACGATCTGTGGACCGCGTACGCGAAAAAACCGGCTCTGGGTTATCGGGACGCTCTGCTGAGTAGCGAGGCTTTAATGAAAGTGACGGCCCCGTTGATCTTGGGTAGCTCAGTTGTCTACGGCGCAATAGGTACGGTCGGTGGCGCTTACGTCGGGTGCGCTTCCGACGCCATTGAAAAAGAGACGGCGTCGCTGTACAAAGACTCTTGGGCGGAGCGGACTGTCACGGGAGCCCGCGAAACAGCCGGCGCGGCGTGGAACAACACGTCCGCGTACGTGAAAAGTCTCTTTTAAATAAAAAGCGTGCAGCGGTGTCTACGGATGCCGCTGCACACGCCGATACACAAATGGCAAAGAAAGGAAAAACTATGCCGTCGAGAAAAATATCCGTCTGTTACGACCACGGCGGAAAACTGAAAGCCGCGAAAAAAGAAACAAACAAGGAAAGTACAGATCTGTTGACAACCAAAGATCTGGTCTCGTCTAGTATCATCGCAGTTGTTATTTTCACTCTGGTTCTCTACCTCCTGTGATGAACACCGCGCAAGTCATCGGAGTGCTACTCCTGCTCATCGTTTGCGCAATCTGAAAAAGAAAGGAAAACTTATGCCTATCACCGCCCTGGAAGACTGGAATCTGGTTGAAGTCGAAGAAACCGCCGAACAAGATTCCTCAACATTCGCCGCGGAAGCCATCGATCTGGGAGTCCCCAACGGAAAACTGGATCGTTACGTGGCGCTTCGTCAGCGCGGTCACAGCGTAACGACAGCTTACAAGTGCTGTTGATCAAACGGGCTGCCTTCGGGCGGCCCGCCACTTCTCTTTTTTTTATCGGAGAGCCCCTGTGGGAGTGAACAAAAAAATGAAAGGACTGCCTTATCCGGAATTTTTGGAGGAGGGTACTGTCTTTATTTGCGTCGAAAAAGACGACATGATTTTCGACTTCATGGAAACCCTGGAAGTGATTACTATGTCCGACGGCGTGAAACGATTCAGCAGCACAAGACCAAACGGCGGAAACGGAGGTGTTTTCGGCGGTGATGTGGCGCTGAATACTATGTACACGACTTTCGTTGTTATAGAAAAAGGAGACTTGTGGGAATGACCAAGAAAAAAGGATTGCCGCCCGCCGACGAGCTGGAAGTAGGCGACGTTTTCGTCTGCGAAGAACCCAAAGACGTGTTTTTTACTCACAAAGAAAAACTGGAAGTTGTGGTTGATCACAACGGCAACAAGAAATTCCGTTCGAAAATACCGGGAGTTGCCGGTGAAACAATTTTCGGTGTTTTTTCGATTGTCACACTTTCTCAAGGGACCGAGTTCGCCAAAGAAGAAGAAAAAGATCTGTGGGAGTAATCAATGAAATGCGGAACTATCATAAAAAACCGAGTCAGCGGAGAAATTCTGGTGAAAGCTCTGGTGGGTGGTTGGTTCGAGACGTCGACGGGACGTCTCCACCGCAGACGCTTGTCGGATCCGTCTCGGTGGAATCCGTTCTTCACTGTGTTGGAAGAGCCCTCGGAAGAGCTTGTCTTTGCCGGCAAATTGTTTCAAGAGCCCGGACTACGTTTTGTGGTTGTAGGCTTCGGAATCACAAGAAATCTCTGCAAAATTCTTTACTTCGACGAGGAACTCACGATTCGCGAAGAAACTACAAATCGTAAGGTCCGCCTCTTAAGTGACTACTCGGTTGTTTCCGTGCTGCGGCCGAAATTTTTTGAGGCTCTGTGGGAATGAAGGAAGCTCAACTGTAGTTTTGTGCGTCCGACAGGTTCACACGGCCCTTGGAAAAGAGTTCTTAATTCCGGCAGGCCGCTTGATCCCTGTACGTCGGAGCCCTTGGGGGCATAGTTGGTGGACCTACTTGCTGAGATTTAAACCAATAGGGCGGTAATATCTATTTGTACACTAAATCGTCACACGCGGAAACATAGAAAGGGAATGAAATGACAAAAGTAAAAAACACGCCGCTCTTGAGGCTGAAAAGAAAGCTAACGCCGCAATCACCGAGGCAAAGGGGGTAACGAAAGGTTAATGAATATACCGGCTATTTTTGTTTTGAGCAAGTCCGGCAAACCACGATTTTGGTGTAAGTCGTTCAGAATTGTTGCAGGTCCGAAATGGTGTCGTGTGACACTTAAAAGAGGAGAACACAAGTGAAAGATGATTTCGGAGGTGAGTAATGATTCTCGCACACATACTGTTGATGATTGGGCTCGCTATAGCAGTCGGGCTGGCTTGGTATTTTACAAAGGAGAACAACGATGATCAATAAGTCAAAGGAGACAAACCAATGACCTGCGCAACCCTAGCGGCAACCGCCGGCGCCGTCGTAATTCCCTTGGTCAACAGTAACCTACCCGAAAATCACGACGTCTTGGTAATCGGACCCAGCGACAAAGCCGTCGCAGAGGTCTGTTATCACAATCACGCAGATCGTGTTTCATTCGGCGGAACCTGGGATGTGAATTTTAACGGTGTTACCGTTTCCGCCGAAGTTAAAGTGCAGAGCACCGACAAAGAAGGAGCGAAAAACACCGAAGAAAACATCACTCTCTCGCCCTCGGTTGGGTATATTGTTTACCCCGCCGACGATGCCCGCGCCGACGTGTCGGACGGACAAACTCACACCGCGCTAATTTACGGAGGGCTGTCTTAACGGCACATGACAATCTGATTGGACAAGGCAAACAAGCGATGATAGAACTGATCAATAAGAAGGAGACGGCATGAAAACCACCGACGCGGAAGACAAAAAAATACTCTTGGAGCGTGGCGGATACGAACTGCAAGAGGGCTGCTGCAACACCTGCCGATTTTGGCTTGTGCCAGACCAGGAGTACAGAAACCGCAATGGCAAACTCGCACCCGAGCCGTTGCCGATTGATTACTATTCTGACGGTCATTGCCGCAGATATCCGCCCACCATCCACGATCCAAAAAGCGGGATGCAAGCGGATCACTGGCCCGCGACGATGATGCATGATTGGTGTGGCGAGTGGGTTGCCCGTGACAAGACTAAAAAGGAGAGTATCGATGAATACCAAGATGATTGAAAAAGTCAAAGTAGCTCAAAAAGAACATTCTGATTGCTTCGACACAAATGGAACTTGGATTGGCTACGAATTGTCACCGCTTGAAGAAATGGCTGAAGAACTCGCCGAGCGCATCCTTGCCAACGCCGAAACCTTGAAAGCGGCGGAAAGGCTGGCAGTAGTTGCTATGAACACGGGGTGCGCCACGCGGGCCGATGCAGATCAACTAAAAGCTGCTGTAGACGACTACCGAAAAGCAAGTGAGAACCACGATGGCTGACGTAGACACAAACGCAGAGACGGTCGATCGGATTATCGCACGGCAGCCTTTGTTAATGGGCGACCCGCCGCAAGAAAATGATGTGGCAAAAACCCTCAGCGCCCTACTCACCGAGCGCGACCACTACAAGGCCCGCGCCGATCTAGCCGCGCCGAAGGTCAAGCCGCTGGCTTGGTGTGAACATAATTGGATAGCGTCAACTGGATTTGGTTATGTGAGGATTGAGCATAAACCGGCAGGTTGGTGGAACAGCTTAACCAAAAGTTACGAGCCGACTATGCATGCTGCCAAAGCCGCTGCGCAAGCCGATTACGAACGCCGCATTCTGGAGGCTCTGGAACCCGGCCCCACCCTTGCCGATGCTTACCGTGCCGGGCTGAATGCGGCGGCTGATAAGGTAATGAATGAAGGTGAGGAATTTACGGGTATGCGCAAAGGTGAGATGTCTAAACTCCTGTCTAGGTCCATCCGCGCCCTGCCCGTGCCGCCTGAGTTTGGAGGTGAGTGATGGATAGTTTTATTCTTGGCTGCGTTTGCGGGTGCCTTTTTTCCGTTTGGTTTGCGTCACATCAAATTGAGAGCGGAGACGTAAAAACGCCAATTGGAGAATACACATGCACAAAGGAAACCACCAATGACCAATAACACGAAAGCGCCGGAGCGGATCGTTACCAGCAAGTGCGGTAAAACAATCGTCCACGATGGCATGAAGCGTTTTGAGGGTGACATTGAGTGGGTGCCATACGACCTGCACCTATCACTTGTGGCGGCGGAAAATCAGGCGTGTTTTGATGCCTGCGTAGGTGAGTATCTAGAAGATGAGCCAGAGACAGAAGAAGATAAGGCTTATGATCGGGCTGTTGCCGGTTGCCTTCGCGCTATTCACAAACGCACCTCCACCGACGCCCAAGCCGCACGTGACGCCCGCGACAAGCGGATCAGGGAAGAGGCGTTGAGGGAGGCGGCAAACGTGGCCCATGATGCAGTATTAGACAACGGTGATGACCAAGTGCAGGTGCGCTTTGCAGTCCTCGCTCTAATCGAAAAGGAACAGACCGATGAGTGATATTTTCGACAAAGTAAGCCATAATGACTGGCGGGAAATGAGCGCCGACGCGTACGATATTCGTGTGGGAAAGCTGGGGAAAAAAGAACAAACAACGAACAAAAACTTGAAACCGGGGCGGTTGTTCCGACGATGAATGACCAAAAGAAAAAACTCGACGTCGAGGCGTTTCATCGCGAAAGTCAAACCGTGCTTTTCAGCAACGGAACGACTGCGCCGATTACCAACTGGTTCGACTCGGACGGCGGCGAGTGCGGTCCGTTCGACCAACCCGCGACCGCAATCGCCGGACCCGACGGAGATGGGAGCTGGTACTGGTTCAAACTTTCGGAGTTTGAACCGAAGAGGATGCATTAACGATATACGAACAGAGGAGACTGGAGTTTACCGATGATTTGGAAGAAAAGGAGAGTAATGATGGAACTTGTAAAGTTTAACGACGGCTCTTTCGGTATTAGGAAAGGTTCTATCTCTTACAAATACCGAGACTTGCGCTTCCCAGGGAATTGGTGGTCCGTCGAAAGCATGTTTTTCACTAATTGCAAAGGGTCTCGCGAAAGATGTGAAGAGCTTATGGACGACCATATAGTTATTAATCGTTATGGAGAAACGGGGGTAATTGACAATGACTGACTACAGTGACTACCGCAAGTGGACAGAAGTGGAAATTTGGGAAGACGAAAGATATCTTCAAGACCACGAAGAATACTCGCCCCAAGATATTTTCGATTTGTGCAAAGAACTGATTCGAAAGGCTGAGCGCCGGGGGTTGGAGGGCTGCTACCTTAAGTTCAAATCCAATATGGAACCTCATGAGGACTATCTCGGAGATGTAAGTGTGACTGCCGTTGGGTATCGACCTCTTAATAAGTCAGAAAAAGAACAGCGTGACTTTGAGGATAAAATAGATCAAGTGGCTAAAGAAAAGGGTATTACACCTTTTGAAGCTAGAAACTACTTGGAGCTTAAAAGAAAAGGAGTGGTGTGATGACTTACTTGGAAGAAGTTCGCGGCGGAGTCGATAAAGGTATTTATAATTTGTCGGATTTGAGAGAACTTGCCGAGGCGATTATTGACAGAATCTGCGAAGAGGGTTATGAAGTAGATGTTCACCCCAAAGCAGGTGAGACAGAGATTATCGCAAAAAAGACGGAGGTTCTTTGATGACTTTTTACCCTTCGGTTGTAACTGACTGAGTATAAGGAGAAATTCAAATGAAACAATTCAGAGAAAGAATAACCCGAAAAGCTTCGGAAGACCCTTTGTTCGCGGTTGCATGCGCCTTATCAGCCTCAGTCGCTGTGACTGCGGCCATAATTTCCATATTTTACACGTACGGCCTCTCCCTCCTACTGCCTTTGTTCTGGGTTTTGTGGGTGGGGTTCACAAACGAAGACAACTAACAAAGAAAGGAACTTCTCAAATGGAAATCCAAGAAATGTTCGACAAAGCCGTAAGCGGAGTTCTCAAACAAGGAGCACCGTCCGTAAAAAAGAACCCTTACGGACAAAATGTGGATTGTCGGTACAGGGACGGATACGGCAACAAGTGTGCAATAGGTCATCTGTTCTCGGACAGTCTGTACAACCCAAAATGGGAAGGCGGATCTATTGATCCTTACTTGGCGTTGGATATGAGACTGGTCTCCGACATCAACGACACCCGGAGATTCAAATTTCTGAAAGATCTTCAGCGTTGTCACGACGACGCCACAGAAGATGACGAAGAAAATTTCGCAAAGACGTTTCGGGAAAAAGTAAAACGCTTAGCTGTCAATTACAGTTTGAATACTTCGGTTTTGGATACAGCCAAGAACAACTAAACTAAGAATCGGCGGGAGTTCGTCGGGGTGTTCAAAGGCATCCCGACGACCTTCTTTTCTGTTTTTCTTGGAATATTAAATCTTTACAAAAAATAGAAAAGAAAAAATTAAAAACAGGATTTACGACTTAAACCGTAGATTGAAACCTTCTTTTCTGTTTTTCTCGGAATACCAGTTCTCTATTAAAAGGAACTTTAAGAAAAGATTTACGACTTAAACCGTAGATTGAAAACCTTGTAGGCTCAAAGGGTATCTTAAAGACCTTCTTTTCTGTTTTTCTTATAATACTAATAATATACTATATTAACTTTTCAAAAGAAAGGGAAGGGAGAAGGAGAAGAGGGAGAGGGGGTCCCCTCCCACCGGCGGAAGGAGGGAGTCTCTCTTCTTTAGAGTCCCCTGGTAGGTTTTCCTTGTTTATAAGGATACACCAAGGGACGTTAAAGAAACAACTCTCTCATCACCAAGGGACGGTTAAAGAAACAACTCTCTCATCACCAGGGGACGTTAAAGAAACAGATTAAAAGGAGTTCTTCGCATGGCAACCGGACGGTCCGAGAAAAATCGAAGAAAAGCCGTAAGAAACATCGACAACACAACACAACGCTCTTCCGTTCGCGGTTTCAAAACAGCCGGGATCGGTTCCGCGCGTACTTCCGCGAACCCCGAAAAAGCAAGACAAGAAATCAACAAAAGCACCCCCAGTTCTTCCGGTGCATCCGCCGCGAGGGAAGCACGTAACCTGCAATCAGCCATCAGAACGGCCGGCAGCAGCGCGGGCTCCTCCGGCGCTTCTCGGGCTCGCCAAGCACGAAGCACTCGCTCCGCCGTCGGCGCGGCTTCGGGCAGCGGCAGCTCCTCCGGTTCTTCCCGAGCTCGCCAAGCGCGCAACACCCGCTCCGCCTTGCGAACGGCCGGCAGCAGCGCGGGCTCTTCAGGCGCTTCTAAAGCGCGTCAAGCGCGCAGCACTCGCTCCGCCGTCAGCACAGCCAGCAAAAGCGCAGGTGCAACCGGCGCCGCCAGGGCTCGTCGAGCGCGTGATCTGCGTTCCGCGATTGACCCCGCCGGGCAAGGCGTAAAGACGGGTAAAAGGTTCTCCACTTCCGCTCGTTTGAATTCACGCCGAAACTCCGGCGGATCGGTGAACTTCGCCGAGAGCGCGGCGCGAAAAATTCACGATGCCGTTTCGCCTCCGAAACACACCGCGACACCGTCCGGCAAACGCGCCCGTATGTCTCGCGGAGTGTCCAATCGGGACAAATTGGAGGCCAGCGCCAACAAATTGCGGAGTAACACGGCGTACAAAGCCGCACGTTTCATAGACAACACTTCCGACACCGCTTCCGAAAAGTTCAAGAGCGCTCGTAAAGGTTACGACAAGTTCTCCGAGAACGCTCAGTCTACTTTCGGCTCTTTCGTCGATTCCGGTTCCGACGCCTTCGACACGTTTGTGAATAAAGCGGACAAACTCGCCGACGAAGCCATCGACGAAGTCGGAAACAAAGCGGAAATGACCGCGAAGCAGCTCGAAGCCGCGATGAAGAATTTGAAAAAAGCTTGGGCCGCAAACAAGAAATAAACCACCAGGGGACGTTAAAGAAACAAATCTCCGTTTCACCTTCGGCTGTACCGGGGGACGTTAAAGAAACCAAACTTACTGTCTGTGACATAAGGGACTCAAATGTCAGAAAAATACGATGACGACGGAAACCTCGTCGACGACGAAGGTAACGTAATTAAGACCAAAGAAGATTTGGAAAAAGAAGGAGAAGGAGAAAACGAAGAACTCACTCCCGATTCTTTGACCGACGAACAAAAACAAATCTTCGAAAAAATGGTATCCGACCAGCTTTCTTCCATGAAATCAAACATGGACAAGATGGCCAAGGAGCGCGACGAAGAGCGGCGTGAACGCAAAAGACTCGCCGAACAACAGCGCCAAGCTGAAATCCAAGCCATGGAGGAAGCGGGCAAGCACGAAGAGGCTTACAAAGCCAAAATCGAAGACTTGCAATCGGAGCTGGAAAAATACCGCTCGGAAAACACAAAACTCACCCGCGATCAAGCGTTGGACAAAGCCCTGTCCGACATTGAAGGGAAGAAGTTCAAGAATGCTCGCGCCCGAGATTCCGCTTTCCGAGAAATTGTGGACCAACTGGTTCAAGACGAAAATAACAACTGGGTACACCGCACGGGTGTCTCCATCAACGATTTCGTCAAAACTTTCGCCAAGAGCGAAGAATACGAATTTTATTTCGAACTCCCGGAACAACGCGGAGCAGGTACCAACCCGCGCACTCAAACCGGTGACTTCGACAAGAAGTCTTTGAAAGAAATGTCTCCTCAGGAGGCGATCGAGGCCGCTAAGAAAGGCAAACTCGGTCAGAAAACCTATTGATTCTGTGATTCAAACGGTAGACAACTATTTATACGACGGTCTGTGGCCGCGTTCAACGGCAATGCACTCAAGACCTAAAGGTTAATATAAAATGGCTATCACAGCTCAAGATTTCCAAAACATCGAACTTGCCATCGCGGCTTACGTCGATGAAGCGTACACCGAAGAGAAACGCATCACAACTTCGGGTATCGTAACAACCGACGATCGAATTGACGTCAGCAAAGAGTCGTACATCGGCCAGCTGCGCGCGTACAACCCGATCTCGGCCAACATCAACACACCGTCCTTGACCAACGCCGCCGACGGCGCGTTCTCGGACATCTCGACCCACGTGTCGACGTTCATCAAAAGCGCTCGGTCCGTCGGTTTTGACCAAGTCAATCTCCAGGAGCTCATCTCCCAACAAGACGGCTTCGAAAAAGTCGCCCGCGACATGGCCGAGCTTAAAGCTCAAGATCGTCAGAAAGCGGTAATGGGGGTTCTTCGCGGCGTGGCGGCGGCCGAGGCAGCCGTCGGCAGCCAGGGGATTAACTCGTTCAACGACGGTGTAGACCCGGCCAACGGTTTCTACGTTGACCTGAACGCCGACGGCGAGTTCGGCGCGGCAGCCGCAAACGCCGGCGAAGGTCGTAAACTTGTGGACAGTTCCATTTCCGGCGCCGCAGCCGGCGAACGTCTGTTCCGCTCCGTCGGCATGGCTTACCAGGACTACGAAGACGACTACTTCTATCTGATCACCTCGCCCGAGATGCTCGCGGACTTCCGCGGCGCCAACTTGGTCGACGAAGATCCGATTGAAGACGGTAACTTGATGTTCCAAACCATCTACGGCGGCAAGTTCCGCTTGCTCCTCAGCCGCACCAACCAAGGGGACCGCGGCGGCGACACTAACGTCAACGAGTTTTCCAAGAAAACGACCTTAATTGTTCGCGAAGGCGCTATCTCGTTCACGGACATCGAAGCACCGAACCCCGTCGAACTTGACCGGAACGCTTCGAGCTACCTGGGCGGCGGTAACACCGAGATGTGGCATCGCTGGAGCCACGTCGTACACCCCGCGGGTTACGACTGGTCGGGCGCCACCAACAGGTTCCCTGAATATTCGGACTACGAAGCCGCGGCCTCTTGGAATCGCACTTCGGACGTCCTGAATCTGGGTATTCTCCCCATCTTCCACTCGTAAGAGGACACTAATGGCTGGAATCACCGCAGACAATTCGTACGTAACGCTTTCGGAAGCGAACGGGTATATCGCCGGTTTTGTCGGCGGTGATTACTGGTTGGAGCTCTCCGACTCGGACAAAGCAGCGACTCTGATCACCGCCACCGCGCGGTTTGATCAGCACTACGCTCCGTTTGTGTCGGAGGCTTCAAATCCCGGTCAGCCCTTGGCTTTCCCCCGAAAAGCTTTCAGGTTTTACGAACCTGTCTTGGGGGTTTTCGTCGACCAGGTGGACGGCCAGATCCCGGAACGGGTTAAAAAAGCCATCGTGCACCTCGCTTTTCACTACAATTTGAATTCGGAAGAATTGTTCGGAAAGGACGACAAGCGGAATTGGACTCGAATCTCTCTGGAAGGGATGTCTTTGTCCGACGCCACCGTGAACAGTTCCTCGGGAAATGTCCGAGAATTTCCGCGGGAAGTAACTTCTTTTGTGCGACCTTTCTTGGCGAACCCTTCTTCCGTTTACAGTAATAATTGGTGGAGGTCCAACTGATGTCGATAAAACCCGAACTGGAAACCGCTTTCAAAGAAATCTTGTCGGTTTTCGCCGATTTCAAGGTTGTTGCGGAAGTGGAGGACAACTCCGTCGGCGGATACGATTTCGGTTCACAATCCGTTTCTTCGGGAAGCGCTCTTTCGCAAGTCGAGGGTATCAGCGTGGCCCGTAAACAAAGTTTTTCCTCCCTGCCGCCCGACGTGACTCGCGTTTTCTACGCAGAGTCCGGACAGTTCGAACCGGGGTTTTACGACGAGATCACCATTCGCGGTTCTCAGTACTCCATCCTGGATTACGACGACAACGGCGTCTTTGTGACCCTTCAACTCAAAGGAGTTTGAATTGTCTTTCTCCACAGCAGTTGACACGGTCTACCAAATGATCGACGAAGCTTCTTTCGACTTTCAGCTTATCCCGGCCGACTACCGCGGTTCTTACAACAACAGTTCGGAATTTGTTTCCGTGTCCGTCTTGACGCCCGGCGGCGACCGGGTTTCTTACGGAGAAGGTTCGATTTCCACAACCGAAGGTATTTTAGCTTTTTCTGTTTTCACCGAAAACGGCAAGGGGCCCGGGCGGTTGAAAGAAATAACTGACCAACTAGACCAAGCTTTTTCTTTGAAGTCAAACGGTAACGTTCATTTCGGGAAATCTTCTTTGCGATCAATCGGCCAGGACCCTCAAAACCAAAACCTCAGCCACGCTGAATACTCTTTACAATTTAAGATCTACGGAGAATAACCTTATGGCATTTCCAACTTCAATTAGTTCGGGTCATTTTTCGACCATGGCGGTTTCGACCGGCGCCGTCGCGATTGATCCCGTTTCCATGAGCAAAGACGAAACAACTTTCGTCTCAGCTTTCGACGGAACTGCGTCCGACGGTACCTACGAAGTAATCGGCAACATTCGAGAGATTCCGCCCGTCGGCACCCCTTCGAATATCGTAAACGTACCGGTATACGGCCAATCTGTGTCCTCTCAAGTGCAGGCGCAAGCTGACGCACCTGACATGACCTTGACCGTCAACTACGTCCCCTCCGAATGGGACCCGTCGTCTACTTTGGGCGCCATGGTCCGAGACGGAAACGAGTATCTCGTTCGAATGACTTATTTGACCGGCCAGCCGGACACGCAAGATATGACCGCAACCGGTATCGGCACAGTTCCGAACGCGACTTGGTTCATGGTCGTCCGTTTCGACGCCATCGAAGTTCAAAACTCGATGTCCGATTCGGTAACCGCCACCATCTCGATGTCGCTTCCGCTCGGCCGTAATTACGGGCCTTTCACAGTTTAAAAACCAGGATAATAAAATAATGACTGCACCCTTTTCTTCGGATTACGTGGTGCGAAGAACTCTCGACGGGATGAAGAACGCCGTGGCTTTTTCCATGCGCAAAACTTTGTCCCGTTTGGAGGACTTCGATGACGACGATCCCAAAAAACAAGAAGTTTTGAAAACGCTGTCGATCTTGAACGAGATCAACGGTCTGGTAAACGAATTCGAGAAAAATAATAAACAACTATTGGAAGAAGATCAATGAAAAAGTTTGTCAGTAAGGAAATCACTTTCGACGTCGAGTTTATGGGCGAAAAAGTGCAAGTACGGAAACTGCCTATGTCCGTGGTTCGCGAAATTCGCGAGTACGCCGAAAAACAAAATTCCAAGAAAAACCAAACCGAGGAAGACGGCGAACAACTTATGCTTTTCACTTTTCAGAAAGCGGTTGTCGGCGCCGAAGAACTCACCATGGAAGACTTGGAGAAACTCCCGCTGCCGGAGATGAACTATTTGTTCCGAGAAATCATGCGTTCGATCGGTGTTGTTTTTGACGAGGAAACTCCGCAAACGGGAAACTAACCGACGAGGAGCTTTCTCTTTACGAGCTCGCCTACCAATTGGGTGTGACGAAGAGCTATGTGGAGCACGAAATGCCCATGGAAGAATACTTGGGTTGGTGCGAGTTCTTCAATCTTCGGCCTCCCGGTTGGAACGAAGATCGCAGAACCTACATGTTGTTGTCGGCTTTCGGCGCCAAAGAGAAACCGGAGAAGTTGTTCTCCTCCCTCGCTCAGATGAAGAAAGCCGGAGCTCAACGGGACAGGTCCGCCAACCCACTGGGGTTTTTCGAACAAAACTTCAACAAAGAGGAGTGACTTTGTGGTTGTAAAACTGCGATTTCGAAATGTGGAGAGTTTCCGTAAAGAACTTGACAACAAACTCTCTCGCGCCACCGAGCAAGCTTTTCAGGCGGATCAAGAAGAAATGCTTCGAGATCTCAAAGCCGAGACGCCGGTGGCCACGGGAGAGGCCAGGGATTCTTGGTACTTGCAGGATCCGGGTTTCCTCGGTTTATCCTACAGCTTGCTGAGCGGCACAAACGAACTTAAATCCGGTTTGAAAAACTCGGCGTCTCACATTGTTTACTTGAACTGGGGCCACTCAAAACAAGCTCCTCGTTATTTCATAGAATCTGTATTGTCAGATCACGGAAAACTAGATTGATTTTGCCCCGGATGGCCTCGTGTTATTGCGAGTTTGTCCGGGGTATTTTGTTAAAGGAAAGTCCATGGCTCAAAGAATAGGTCTTGACATCGATGTGATGTCCGATTCCGCCAGAGCTCGCCGAGACCTGGCACAGCTCAACCGTTCCGTCGGCCGGATCGAAAAGACTTCGAGCCGTGTCACGCGCGGTTTCCGGAATATGGCGCTGTCTCTGGCGGGCGTGGTCACAGCCGGCGCGGGTCTTAGAGGTCTCGGCACCGCCGCGGACACTATGACCAACTTGGAGAACAAACTCAAAGCGGTCGCGCGATCGGGGCAGGACGTCGAAAAGATGCAACTGCGTCTTTCGAAAATCGCCTCTCGTTCCCGCGCTCCCGTTCGCTCCGCGGTATCGACTTACCAAAGAATGGCGATGGCCATGGACGAAACCCAGGCCTCCGCGAGTGAACTGAACAGGGTTACCGAGACACTCCTAAAATCAGGTACCTTGTCCGGCTCAGCCCCCGCCGAAATACAAAGAGC